GAAGGGTAAAGGTGGAAAAATGATTATAGCAGGGCCCTGTTCGGTAGAGGGTGAGAACTTTATTGAGATTGCCAAGTTTGTAAAACAGCAAGGAGCAACCCACTTGCGAGGAGGGTTATTTAAGCCTCGTTCCAGCCCCCACAGGTTCAACGGACTAGGGGTGGAGGGTTTAGAGTTCGTGGTGGAAGCCAAGAGGGTTACGGGACTACCCTTTGTGTCGGAAGCGATGAGCCCTAAGCAGATAGAGGTCCTTTACGATTATGTGGACATATTCCAGATTGGCACGAGGAACCAGACCGCAAGTGAGCTGCTCCGAGAGTTCGGCAGACAGGATAAGCCTGTAATTCTGAAAAGGGGAATGGCGACGACGATTGATGAGTTCGTGATGTACGCCGATTATATCATTTGCGAAGGCAACGAGAATGTGATTTTATGCGAGCGGGGGATAAGGACCTTTGAGAATTACACGAGGAACACCTTTGATTTGTCGTGTATTCCAGCGGTGAAGCAGTTGTGCGACCTTCCGATAGTTGCTGACCCCTCTCACGCAGTAGGGCGGAGGGATTTGGTCGTGCCTGTTGCGAAGGGAGCGATAAGTGCAGGGGCTGATGGGCTTCTAATAGAGGTCCACGACAACCCCGAGATGGCTTTGACCGACTCGGCACAGAGCATAACTTTTGACCAATTTGAGGAGCTGATGACATGGCTGAAATCATCGGGACATTAGCAGAACGCCAAATGCGGAAGGGTTTGCCTTTCGGAATGTGGGGCGAGTCTGAATATTTAGACGAGCTTGTCGGGAAGAATGTGGTAATCGTGGGTCCAGCAGGCTATATGGTCGGGCAGGGGTTAGGGGAATATATCGACAGCTTTGATGTAATTGTTAGAGTCAACCACGCTTTGCCGATTGCGCTGCCCGAGGATTATGGCTCTAGGACAACGGTGTTATATCATATTCTGTCGAGGAGAAACCACAATGCGGAAGGCAAGCTGACGGTGACGCAGGAGGAGGTCGAGAGTTGGGATTGTGAATGGGTTGTTTCAAGGCATGAGTCGAGGAGCAGTAGAATTAGGGCGGTGGGACCGTTCTTGCAGGGTCGTAAATGGACAGCGATGGACCATGAGTTTTTCTTCAAGGTTCGTAAAGAGGTCGGCAGGCTTGCACCGAACACAGGCGTGAGTGCGATTGCTCACCTTTTGCAGAGCCAATTGAAGAGCTTGCATGTTCTAGGTTTCGACTTCTACCGCTCGGGGGTCTACAAGGGATATGGTGACATTCGGGAGGGAGAGAGGGCGGATAAGGTGAACGAGCGGTGGCATGACGTTGACGCTCAGTTGCACTTTTTGAAGGTGCTACAAAGGCGAGATAACAGGCTGATTTTCGATAGCGTGTTGAAGGGGATTATAGATGAGAGTGTTAGTTGTCGTACCCGCTAGATTAGAAAGCACGAGGTTTCCGAATAAACCGCTGTATAAAATAGCAGGTCGGGAGATGGTGCTTAGGGTGTTAGATGCATTACCGAGCTATGAGAAAATTGTAGCGACCCCGAATGTTCCGATTGCCGAGGTCGTGACGAGGGCAGGCTATGATGTTTTTGTGACGCAGAGAGAGGCGAGCTGTGGAACCGATAGATTGGTCGAGGTCGCCGAGAGTATCGAAGCGGATATCTATGTAAATGTTCAGGGCGATGAACCGCTCATCAGCGAGGATACCGTTCGGGCGATTGTAGAGGCGAAGATTGCGAACCCCGATAAGGTCGTGACAGGAATAGCCAACCTTGACAATAACAAGAATTGTGTTAAAGTAATACCAGACCAACAAGCGATGAGCCGAGAGGTTTATCAGCATATTGGGATATATGCTTTCAACGGAGCGGAATTAAGACGGTTCGGGGAAGGCGAGGTTTGGGAGGATATTGAGATTACTCGGTTCCTCTCTATGAAATATCCAGTACATTTTGTACAGGTCGAACGGACCCAAGCTGTAGATAGGCTTGAGGACATTAAAGAAGTGGAGCGTATAGTATGCCAGAAGAAGTAACTAAAGGGGCTGAAAAGAACCAAGAGGGACTGACATTTACCCAAGAGGAGTTTGATAAAAGACTCCAGAGCGAAGCCGACAAGCGTGTGCAGGAAGCCTTGAACACCGCTAAAAGCAAGTGGGAGAAGGAATGGACAGGCAAGTTGGAAGAAGCGAAAACGGAAGCGGAGCGTTTAGCCAAGCTCTCGGCAGACGAGAAGAAAGCCGAGGAAGACAAGAAACGTGCCGATGAGTTGGCGAAGAAAGACAAGGAATTGACCGTTAGAGAGTTGCAACTCGAAGCGGTCGACGAGCTGAATAAGCGGAAACTTCCAGTCGGCTTTGCCAAGATTTTATTGGGCGAAACCGCAGAGGATACGCTCGAAAAGATAAAGCTGTTTGAAACCGCATTCAGAGAAGCGGTGCAGGCAGAGGTCGACTCGAAGCTAAAGGGCAGAACCCCAGAGGGTGCTACAGGCGAAACAGTCGATATGAACAAGATTTTACGAGGAATGAGGTAAATTATGTCTAAGATGATTTCAGAAAAAGATGCTCTCCCATTGATTCCAGTTCAAACTCTCAAAGAGATTATTGACGGTGTTGCAGAGGAAAGCGTAGCGTTGAGCCAATTCCAAAGGCTCCCCGATATGTCCAGCAGGACAGCAGAGATGACGGTTCTTGACAGCCTAGTTGATGCACAGTTCACCAGCGGTGTTGTTTATGACGATCTAACCTACGGAGCTGACGCTGACGGGACTTACACGCCCGATGAGGGTGTTCCTGGATTAAAAGCCACAGGTGATGCGAAGTGGGCGAAGAAAAAGATTGTCGCCGAGCCGATTGCGATTATTCTACCGATTGCGGAAGATGTTCTCGCAGACGCCGATTACGACATTTGGGGCGAATTGAGACCACGCATTGTGGAAGCGTTTGGCAAGCGGATTGATGAGGCTATTATTTGGGGACAGGGGAGACCTGCTTCTTGGGAAACAGGGATTGTGCCTACCGCTTTGGCAAGAGGCAACGTTGTCGCACAGGGCACAGGGACTGACCTAGGGATTGATATTTCAAACCTTATGGGTAAGATTGAGGCACAGGGATTTGACCCCACAGGGTTCATCGCCGAGGTGGGCATCAAGGCTGTGTTGCGGAACCTCCGCAGTACCGCAGGGTTCCCATTGTTTAGCGGTGGAACGATGACCGACCCCGATACCCTTTATGGTCACCCGATTAAATATTCTAAGAACGCTAGCTTTGACGCTACCGTTGCGAGTCTGATTGTCGGTGATATGAAGGAAGCGAAATATTCCATCAGACAGGACATCACCTTTAAGCTCTTTACCGAGGGCGTGGTGACCGACGATTATGGTAACATTGTCGCTAACTTGATGCAGAACGATATGGTCGCTTTGAGGGTTGTGATGAGATTAGGGTGGGTATTGCCTAATCCTATCCACCAACTGAACCCCAACAGGGCAGGCTATCCTTTTGCGGTAATGACAAAATGATTGTAAGAATGCTAAAGACGACCTACCATTTCGGGGTTTCGTATAGACGTGACTCCGAATATGGGGTCGATGCGGACACAGGAAGACGCTGGATTGCTAATAGAATAGCGGTCGAGGTCGTGGAGCCGAAAGCGGTGGTGAAACCTCCAGAGGTGAGCTTTACCGTCAAGGAGCTACGAGAGATTGCTAAGGCGAAAGGCGTCGTTGGCTATAGCTCGATGAAGAAAGCCGAGTTGGAGAGAGTATGCTCAATTTGATGTCGCTAGAAAAGGTTAAGGCTCTGTTAGGGATTGTTGGGACTGACCACGATGCCGAGCTAGAGATGTTTATTCCGATTGTTAGTGCCGATGTTAGACGCATATTGAACGACCCGATGGATAGATGGACTGCAGGGAAGGTTGCGAGTGGTAAAGACATTTTGAAGACTACCGCACAGCTCGCACTCGGAGCGGTCCTCTATTCTCCTAACTTGAAGGCTGACACTTATGTGAAAAGCGTCAAGAGTGACGGTTATATTTTGAGTGCTAAGGCGACTGATGATGTTGATGAGTTTGTTGCAACGATTACGATTGCACAATGGCAGGCGATTGCTAGAATGGTGTTCTACCGAGCAGGCAATGCTCAGCCAGTTGTGGCAGGTGACAAGGTGCAGAGCAAGGCGATTGGACCTGTGTCTGTTAGCTATTCTTTAGATGTAAACAGAAAGTGGAACTATCCACAGGAATTGTTAGACGATTTAGGATATCCGAGGTTAAGAAGTGTTAGAGCATTTTAGCGATTGGAAACGGACAGCGTTAACGTTGTATTACTCCTCGGCTACTTACAACCCAAACACAGGGAAGGTTGAAAAGGGCTATAAGATAAGAGGTGAGATTAAAGCGTTCGTCTACCAGTCGAGTGCAATGCAGGGATTAGTTTCGGATAAAATTATAGACCAGAGCGATTTCGTCGGCGTTTATGAACAGGCGGTCGATACGAGCGACGTCGCCGAGATTGACGGTGTTTTCTATGAATTGGTCGGGGTCGATAATGTGATGTTTCAAGATAGCGTATGGACCTTCGGGCTAAAGCGAACGGAGATGCCAGATATACTGACGACCTTTACCGTATGGGGCGACAAGTATGTTTTAGGCGACGCAAAGGGAGTGCTAGGTGACAAGAGTTAAGCAAGCGATAAGGGAAGCGAGCGAGAAACTGGTGCTAGAGATGGCAATTAGGCTCGCCAACCAAGCTAAATTATTAGCCCCTGTCGATTTGGGACAGCTACGGAACTCGATTTCTGTTGCGACCAAGAACCAGACGGGGATTGAGCTTAACAAACACGCAGGTGAGAAAGCACCACCGCTGGAACAGACTGGGCTAAAGGAAGCGGAGGCGTATGTTGGGAGCAACGTTGAGCACGCAACGCATCAAGAATATGGCACGATGTACCAGCCCGCCCAGCCCTTTTTGCGACCAGCGAAAGAGCTGGTGCTAGACGGAGCGACAGCCGAGCAGGTGATGAAGAAATGGAATGCCGAAGCAATGAACAGGCTAGTGAGGTCTGAAAGATGACAAGCTATTTAGTGGAAGCGTTGAGGAAAAACTCGATTGTAGCGATGTTGGACACAATTGGCGGTTATGGTGCGATTGTGACCGAGCAGGTGATACCCGAGGAGCTTCAACATTTACGTAGGTTGTTACAGATTTACCGAGTGTCGCCGATTACACCCGATGATGTGCAGGTTCTGACCTACACCGTAAATTGCAGGCAGACGAACGAGAGCGACGCTGATGTGTTGGCGTCTTTGGTCTATGGAGAGATAAACCGAGCGGTTGCGAAGTACGCAGGCAGAAAGGTTTATTCACAATGTACGATACACAGGAGCATATTTGAGGGTGAGAACCTTTGGAACACTCCTGTTGATGTGAGGATTTACAATGCCTAGACAAACAGGTGAGAAAAAAATACTGTTCCCCGATGGGTTTAGACTAGAGATTAAGCCCGAAGGTGGGGATTTCAAAGATGTTGGTGTACTCGCAGGCGGTGGGGTTTTTACCTACAACTGGGAGGAGCGGAAGATTGACGCAGGGAACTATGAGGGGTTGGTAGACGAAGCTTATCGCCCAACGGTGAATTTTGCACCGAGTGCGATCTGGAACTTTGACCCAGAGGTGATTGCTAGCTTATTCCCAGGCTTCCTTGAAGCTGACAAGGTGAGCGGTGGTGCTTATGCAGGTGAGAATGTGGATTACGTTGGCACAGAGCGGTTCACTTTGAAAAGAGCGACGCTTAAGCTGACCCACTATGTTGAGGATGCGTCGGGCACGACCCCTCCAGCGACCGATATTGATTGGCAGTTTACGCTGTACAATGCAACGGTCGACAGCGGGGGAAGCATGAACTTCAAGGGGCTGAATGAAGATGGGCTGAATGAGATTACGGTTAGCTTCACAGCGAAACCCGATCCTGTAAATGCCAATCGGTTGTTGAACTTCTTCTTGGCGAATGGTGCTTAAATGAAGATAGGAATAAACCGCTCGAAAATAAAAATTGACGTAATGGGGACTGTCTTTGAAATAGGGATTGTCCCCTTGATGGCGACACAGCTAATAGTGCAACACGACAATGAAGAAGATTTGGACAAGCA